CTAAGTTTCTTGCTTGGTCTCCGAAGAATTTCTTTAATTCAATAAGTAATCTTCTTACGTTAATTCTATCAAGTGCAGTTGGTCGTTTCTGTAGAGTCTTTTGACCGAATACTGAAATGCCTGATCCTGGGAAGGTAGCAATTGGGTTAACGTTACCATCATATAATGCATCACGTTGGGCTTTGCTAACTTTTCTTTCGGCTTGAATTACTCCAGGAATACCACCTCTATTAAGACCGGCAGGTGCAAACCAAGGAGCTGCTGCATTATCATTAGCTGCATATACTCCAGGCATTACTACTGATGGAGGTACGAATTGATTCTTACCAGTTTCAGTACCTACTTGTAGATATGGGTAATAAGTAGCTGCATATGAACTATTTAATACATCTGCTTTTGCTACTACTGCTGCAGGTGCCTCTCCGTAATCTGCCGTATCTAGTACAAAGATACAATCTCCTCTAGTCTCGGCAAGAGATATAAGGTTATTAACCTGAGTTGAATGAACGTCTGAAATAAGACCAGGAGCTACTATTACTTTAAACTGGAAATCATCTGTATTTTCTAGCAAAGTAATTGCTGAATTATAGTTAGCTCCAACTAACCCTTGAGAATCCAAATTAGTAAATCCGTTATAATATACTGAACCTGATTGATCTATTGCTCCTGTAGCACCATGGAAAGATCCAGATCCTACTATTGGTAAAGAAGCACTATAGCTAGCACCTGCTGCGTCAGTTAGTACTGTAGAACCGTCGTTACCTAAATAGTTTAAAGTAGGTAATGCAACTGCTTTGACTCTAACAAAGTTAGATTTGTTAATATACTCACCAGTTACTGATATATAATCTCCTGATAAGCTCTTTACTTGATTACCTATAGCACTTTCGATGTAGTTATTAGAATTAGGATCTAAAGATAAATTATTAAAAGTTTCTAATACTACTTTTTCTTTATTGTTATCGTCTCCTCTTCTTACTGAAAGAGTAAAGGTTCCTTTTGCATTACTGACGTTAGATATTTCCCATCTTAAATTATCTATAGAACCTGTCATTAAGGATCCGTCAGCATTTTGCTTACCTGAATCACTAGCTGCTGTAGAATTATTATAGATAACTCCTTTGCCTAGAGTTTCTAATTCGAAAGGCTGACTGCTTGCTTTATCAGAGGCAGAAATATGAGTATTACTAGCTGCTTGAAAATTTCCATTTACTACTCTAGTAACTAGGGCAGTAGAACCGCCTTGGTTAAAAAAGTTTCTTACTGAAATAGAAGTCAGAAATTCTTGTTTAGTTGACCCTGATTCGAAGGTAGAACCAAAAATTCTTTGATACTGTCCGTAAGAAGTAACTACTGTTGGAATCTCAACGGGACCTTTGACTGTAGGACCAATAAAGGCGGTTCCGGCTTCGGCGGGTGCAGGTGCAACAAAAGATAAATCATTCTCTCTTGTAAATACACCGGGTGAAATAATTGTTTCTGCCATTTTAGGGTTAGTTTAAGTTCTAAAAATCTTATATATAAATATCTATATTTCTTCCAAAATAATGTAGTAATTTCAGGAAGACTCTTAAATAAATAGAACTTAAAAACAGAAACCGGTTACCTTATTCTCTATTCAGCCGAAGTATCTACTTCTTCAGCCTCTGGTATATTTAGATTCGGAAGTATATTATCACCAGGAGCTGGTACAAAAGTACCATCTTGTAAGTTTATAGAACCGTCTCCATATTTTTCAGATAATGATTTAACTAGATCTTGTTCAGCTTCTTTTAGAGCTTCTAAATTAGCATTTGCTCTTTCTTCTCTATCCTGTAGTGCTAGTTTAGCTAGATGAATACTACCAAATTCTATAGTAATATTTTGAGAAACTTGTTGAACGTTAGCAATTCGTTGTAATTCTTCTTGATCTAATGTTATTGGATCTGCCATAGTTAAGTTTTATTTAGTTATAACGTTTGTATTATATAATTATCTCTTAATATAAAAAATATATACTTAAAGATCAACTAAGACCTGCTCGATAAGTAACTATTGATCCAGATATGTGGCTAGGAAGGTCGTCAAGACTTTCTCCTATCGCTCTAACTTCTCGATGATGAGATTTAGATATTACTGATCCGCTGTCTGTTACTATGGTAGTTAATCTAAGAGACACACTACCGTCTTCTGTTAAGTTTATTTCTGTGTATTTTTGTTCTTTTTCTAACATAATTTTATGTGTAGTATATTATTGAAAACATAAGAGCATTGTCGTTCGTACCAGTATCGAAATCGGTACTAATAAGAGCATTAGAAGTTCCGTTAGCAGAGGTTCTATATCTGAAACGTATTCTTGTACCTGAAGAGGCATTTTCTAAATACCCTATTGTTGGGTGATCACCTGCCCATCCATTAGATTCTCCAACGTTTACTGCAAAATAATCGTTAGCTACGGGAGTAAATGGAAGTCCTGTCATATATGCAGTAGCCGGAGAACCAAATCTTAATACTGCATCTGTTCTAACATAAGCACTAACAGTAACTAAATTACCAACTCTAGTATAATGTGCGTTAATAACATCCATAATTACAGTATCAAAATCGGTAGAACTCCATTGAGGCGACCAAGTACCTTCTTCATAATCATCTAGTAATTCACTAGACATTCCTGATGCTTGAGTGGTAGCACTAAAATCTATACCGTATCCGCTTGATACATTTAAATTACCGTCAGTAATAGTAAGGTCAGTACCATCATAGGTCAAATTAGCTTCTGCGTTCATTGCATCGGTACCAGTAGCAGTAACTACTCTGTTATTAGAACCGTTAGTCATAAAATCTGAAACATCTACTGACAAAGTCTTTGCTGTACTACCGTCAAAAGTAGTACCAGAGTTTAAGTCTAGTCCAGTACTTATAGTAAGAGCATTAGTAGTTGTACCGATTGTAGTAGAAGTAAATGCATTAGAACCTAATTCTCTTGTACCTATTACATTAGAACCGTTAATCATTAAAGCAGTCGTTTCTGAACCTTGGTTGCTTAATCCAAGCATTTTAATACTACCATCAGCTCCGGCTGTTCCAGAACTTCCACCTGTTATAGTACCACCAGCTCCGGCCTTTAATATTAAATTACCTCCATCTGCTGCATTGTTACTTCCACCTGGAGCATCATTATCACCACCTTTACCACCAGCTATTGTCAAATCTCCGCCAGTTTGGCCACCAGGAACTCCTCCTCCATCTTCTTCGTCAGTAGCGTCAACAGGGTTAATAAAAGTAGCGTCAGCTGTAGCACCAGCACCTTCAGTTGCATAAATAATTAGACTATTTTCTACCTGTAAAGTTTCATTAACGTCTATCCTAGAACCATTTAATTCAACAGTACTGTCAGCTTGTAACGTTAAAATACCGTCTGAGTCTATGAATATGTTTTTATTTCCAGATATCGTTTTTAAAGTTAATCCTCCACCGGTGCCGTCATAAAAAAGTTCACCTATGGTAGTAAATCCTGAACCAAAAGGATATGCTCCTGTGGTACCTTTAAATAGTAGTTTTGAACTATCACTAGCTGTAGAGCCTTCAGGAGCGTTGAGAAATAATCCACTACTACTAATAATATAATTTCCAGTAGCATTAGTTATTAAGCCATCAGAAGTAGCTATAGTTAAGCTACCGCTTATATCTACATTCGAACCAAATCGAGCTGTAGAATTAGCACCATCGCTTAATACCTCAAATATAGTTCCTGTACCGGCTCCTGCTTCGACGATTTTTAATCCAAATACGTTACTAGTTACTTCTCCTAAAGTTACAACATCTTTTGGATTCGAATCCCTAACTTTTATTGCTCCATTTCCAGTAGAATCTAGCTTAATACCTTCAGTACTTCCTCCTAATTTAGAAATAGTTGAACTATCGATGGACCATCCGGCTATATTACCAGCTGTAGTAGCAGTTATGTTTGTAGCAGTTAAGTCCCCTGTTAAAGTAACGTTTCCAGAACTATTTACAGAAAAGTTTGGAGTACCTGAGGTACCTATAGATAGATTACCGCTTCCATCTACTCTTAAAGCAGTTTTATCAGCTGCATTTAATCCAACTATCATTTCGTCGCCAAAGGCAGCTAGTACAGTTGTATTATTCCTTATATTTACCCCGGTGTCGGCATCTATGAATACATTACGTTTACTACTTCCTACTTCACCTAATGTAATATCGGTACCAAAAGTAGCAAGAGTAGCATTATTATCTTTTACAGTAAAGCCAGAAGAATCTATTAATACGTGTTCTGCAGTTTGTATACCTACTCTGGCTGACGATCCAAATGAAGCTACGTTACTACCACCTTGAGTAACGTCTAATCCAGTAGCACTAACAACGGCTTTGTTATTAGCATCTTGTATTATGTCTACTGAATCGCTATCGATAGAAATATGTTCAGCAGAAGTATTACCTACAGTAGTAGTAGCTCCGAAAGAAGCAAAGGTGGTATCCGTACCGCTGCTATC